GCAACGCCGCCCTTCTCTATACCCCCTGCAACCCCTAGGGCGCCTAATGCGGTCCCTGCCCCTTGCCCTATTGCGGAGTCGTCCGCCCAAGTACCATACAGTTTTGCGGCGTTTGCCCCGGCCCCCAGGTACCCCTGTGGGGTACCTGAAGACAGCCCCGAGTAGATACCGTAAATATCCCCGGGGGCGGCACTACCCGCATAGTTGTTAGCCGCCTTGGTCAATAGCGAGTAAGGCACTTGGTAAGTCATAGCAGTACGCACTCAACAAAGCGCTCCGCCCACGTGCGCCAATCGGTGTAGTGACGCGGGTCAGGAGGTGAAAACGATGCAATAGACGGTATAGATATCATGTTATACGCCCACAAAGACCAATCGTCTCCAGACAACTTGGTCACGGGCCCCTTCGTAGACAACGCAAGGTTCACCGCATCGGTCCACTGGATAAGCGACACGTGGCGCGGGTCAATCACTTCGTGTACCTCGCATCCGTGGGCTCCAGGTGGGCAATGACATTACCTAACGTCAAGTCCCCCCCTACCGTGTTGCTTTCAAACTGGAACGCTAAGAGGCGCGCATTCTGCTTGAGCAGCGCGAGTTCCTGGCTGGGGGTCGTAATAGTCCCGGGAATTGTAATCAACGGGGACTGGTCTTGCGGCTCACGAGCATTGGCCCGCGTGAACGTTGAGGCGATAATATCTGTGGCCGCACTACCGATAGGCGTAAAGTCAGGTTCTACTACGGATACCCTATAATTCTTGTCTTGCGGGGGGTTACTCGTGATCGGGGAGAACTCCGCAGTCTTGAAGTAAGAACGAATAGGGAACACGCTACCCGCGGTTACTTTGTCCAACCCCGTCTCGTGCTGCCACAGAGTATAGCCCGTAGTGGTCTGCACCAAGTCAGTGAAGTACGGACGATTGAATACTCGCGGCGCGGTTCCGGAAGATCGACTACCCCCGCCTGTGCCTGCAATGGCATCCGGCAACGGGGTGTCGTACCAGACGTTCAGATACGTGTTATAAATCAACGCCCAATTGCATTCGGTGGCCCCAAACATAGGAGCGCACCACCAGATCTCCCCGAACGACTGGAACTTGACGGCGTACACCTTCTGTCGCTGCGCATAGTTCAAATTCTTGAAGAACCACTCCACGTTAAAGTTATTAGGTAACTCGCGGACGATACCGTTAAACAACGAAAAGTGGTCCACTTCTGGCCAGTAATAGATACCGTCAAACTCTATGATGGCTTGAGACGATAGGACAGATATCTCAGCAGAAATCGTGTTGAAATTGAATGGGATACCTGCCAACAGTCCAGGGTTGTACGTTGCGACAACCAAGTCGCCCAAGGTCCAGAAAATAGCTGCCGGGCCTCCAGAACCGTTGCGGAGCGGAAGCCCCTTGACTACTTTTTGATCCGAGATAAAGGCACTATTGAAAGTCACTCCAGAAGCAATGTTGTTGATCTGCGAAATATCGATACGCCCAAAGTTGCTGTACCCAATGAGGTAAGGGGAAATCGCAACAATGCCGCCGCTCACATTAGGCATACCGCTCGCGACGAGCGGGGATACCGTTGCAGCAGGGCCGAAATAAATCGGCGTTTCTACCGCGTTGGTAATATCGGTTAGATTTTGTCCGGCATTACCTACGATCGTAGTTTGTGCAGTAGCGGTATTATAAAACTGCTCGAAAGACCAAAGGTTATTGGCGCTGACAGCGAACCCCGACGGTGTGCGGTCCCCTTGCGCTCCAAGATTACCTAACTGGTCAGACTGTACTTGCGTCACAAAGCTCTGAGAGCCTAAATGCAGGTAGTTGGTACCCCCGAAGAAATACGCATCCATGCCCCGAACCACTTCAGGCAACTGCGAGGTAATTGACTTGTACCCCGCAATTTTTCGCGGCAGCCCTCGGCGGTTGAACCTGCACCAAAGGCCATCTTTGTACTCCTGACCCTCAAATAGCGTTCCGTCCCGCTTGATGCCCGGGCTAGATTGAATGCGGAAAGGCTGGGCAGTAGACATTTACGTGTACCTGAAAATAACTTGGCCCGTACCGCCTGCCGTTGCTGCGGTACCAAGAGCGGTACCCCCGTTACCCCCAGCGCTGCCCACGGAGCCCAAAGTACCCGCTATTCCCGCTCCCCCAATACCCCCTGCTCCACCTACTGAGTTGGCCCCATTAGTCCCCGACGTATTAGCGACGTTACCGCCAGAAGAGGTTCCCCCGCCCCCCGTGGATGTGCCGTTGTTAGCTCCATTAGTAGTGACTGCGGGAGCAGCCGCGCCTCCAGTACCGCCGTTCGAAGTCATTGTAGTAATCGCAAACGTCCCCGAGCTGACGGAAGACGCTGTACTACTCACCCCAGGAGTACCGGGGGTGCCCGCAACACCTGCACCGCCTGCCGTACCCACGGTGTAAGTCAAGGTCTTGCCGCCTTGCCCGACTACGCTGTACGAAGAACGGCTGTAACCTCCTGAGCCGCCCCCAGAACCGTTTCCTGAGCCAGAGGTCCATGCACCGCCCCCGCCCCCAGAGCCGCCCCAGCTCTCTATAACGAGCGTCTGTGCCCCCGCGGGGATAGTCTCTGTAGCCCCCGTCCCCGTCGTGAACGTATGCGTGACAGGGGTAAACTGTCGCACGGAGCCCAGTAAGACGTTGAGGATGCCCGTCACGAGAGCCCCGATCCGGTAATAATGCCCACGTTGCCCAGTTGGAACACGATCGTAGCGACCCCAATACTCGATAAGGTCCGGTTACCTGAGGTCACCCCATTACCGGCCCAGAACAGCGACATGCCCGTACCTTGCACAATGGTGTAAGTATTCGTGCTGTTGGATGCAATAATGGTGACCACATCTCCTGCAGAAAATACCCCGTTGTTGACAGTTGCAGTTTGCCCAGTAGACCCGTTGAGAACGACTGCTTTACCCCGATCGGATAGCGCAAGTACGTAGTTAGTCGACTGGGTATTTATGGGGGTACCGCGCCACCCCACTATTTGGAGCGTGCTTCCATCATCAACGGCGCGCACAAGCCCGTCACCGCGTACCTGTAAATACGTTTGGGTCTGCGCTTGGTTGAGGATCAGCAAAGCAGAATCGGCGGAAGTAGTCCCTGATGCGACTGTCATACCCAAGGACTGCCCTGACGTGGCCGAGCCTACCACAGTGAGCGCAGCCGACCCTGCAACTCCGGTAACCGTGAACGCCGAACCACTGGCGGGGGCGTTGATTACAAAGTTACCTGAGTTGTTAAGTACCAACCTAGCCGTCGTATTAGTGCGGTCGTAGATAACTAAGGTAGCTGCTCCAGAGCCCACCCCCAAACCAATATCAAAACTCTGTGGGGCACCATTGGTGTCGTTGAAGCGAACGCCTAGGCCAGAAGTATGGTTGCTGTTGAGCTGAACTACCCCGGTGCTACCCGCATTGACAACTAGCGTCATGCCCGTAGCCGCCGCCAAGGTCACTACGCCTGCAGAGCTTATGGAGACTTGAGTAGCCCCGGCTTGTTGACCAAAGCGAATCGAGTCTCCCGTACTCGTAATGCACACATCTCCGTTGGCAGAATCGCTCAACAGAGTATTGCTACCATCGATACCTACGCGGCCAATCGCGGTACTAGCTTGCTCAAATACAATAATTGCCCTATTGGTACTTGCACTAGAGTTGACTTGCACAGTGGCAACGTCAGTACCAATGAACGACGCGATAGCGGTTGCAGACGCGCCAGTGACCGAAAGCGCAATACCAGTTGAAGGAGCATTAACGACAACATCCCCACTAGCGTTAATACTTACCCGGGCTACGCCTGCAGTAGCAATACCGAGGATATCGGTTCCTACTTTGTAGAGCCCCAACTGGGTATCAGACGCGAACGCGAGTCCGGGGGAAGTTGCTGTACCGTCTGCAATGAGTACAGTACTACCTGTCCCTGTAGACACCGCATTGACGATGTTCAAGCCATCGCAGTACAGGATGTTGCGGGTCCCCTGCTGCACTACAACCGTAGAGCCGCCGCCCGCGGATATCGTAAGAGTGAAAGCCCCTGTCGTCTCGTTATCTACCCAGTACTGCTGAATAGACGCAGGTACTTGTACGACCGTAGCACCCGCCAGTGCCCCGGTGAACTTATACGATATGCGATTGAGCTGCGCCCCCGTGAGCACCACCGTACCAGAAGCCCCCGCTAGAGAAATCGTAACGAAGTTGAACGAGGAGGCGACCGATTGTCCGAACCCCATCGTAAACAGGTTAATGCCATCACTGACTACGATGCATGAATCGTTCGGGTTGAACGACTTACTCGCCGTACCGTCAATGGTGCCTGTAGCAGCAGATAAGGTGAGTACGCCAGTACCGGAGTTCTTGATGTAGCAAAACCAATCAGACCCGACGACAGACGGCGTAGGCCCCGTGAACACGCCCCCAGAGCCGCCAGTCCACTCGATGCACGCGGCTCTATCGGTAGCTTGGATTACGTAGCTAGCCCCCTGCGCATTAATGAAGATGCGTTCGTTGAGGAGCGTAGAGATAGCCTTAAGGCCATTGCCGGCAAGCGCTGCCGCATTGGCGCTGGACACCCCAGCCCCAAGCTGCACGACGCGCCATGTACCCTGCAGAGTCGTATTATCTGACAGTACCAATATCCAAGCTTGCCCTGAGGCTACCGATAGGAGCGTATTACCTTGCGCATCCAAAACAGAAAACGTATTAGCGCCTACGTTGTTGAATATCGCGGTATAGCCTGTCGATACCTGCCGCGCGTCTGATAGCTGTAGCGTCAACGAGGGTGCAGTAGCTGTGCAATCGATCCACTCCGCCACGGCTGGGGAGGTAATATTCGACTCTAAGGGCCACCCGAGTATTTGGTTCGTCGAGAACGACAGCGCCAAGTACGTGGGGTACGCCGGGGCTACTGGGTTACCGCCAAAGACCGTGTTGTAAACACTGGGCACTGATCAATCCTCGTTTCGTACAGCCGCACGGTCCACAGAGCGCATGAGGTCTTCTTTCTCCAGCGTCGTTACAGCCTCCTCGTACAAGGTTTGCCATACGGCCACACGTTCATCGTTCTTCAAGAACGGAGTGCATTCCAGCAGCGCGCGATACAGCAAAGTCTCTGGGGCGAAGTCCGTCCAGAAGTTAGTCTGGGTTGAGTTATCGAGTAACTGCGGTAGCCCGTAGTAGAGAATCTGCCACGGGTAACTAACCGGGGGTGTAGGCACCACCAACCAATGCGCGTAGTCGTAGTCGGCGTAGAACTGCGGCGGGGCTGTTTGCGTAAGGTCAGGCCAGTAGCTCAAGCAATACTCGTATTGCCGTGCGAACAAGGGGGTCGCCGCGTTCTGCGCAGGGT